TGACATGCTTTATCCGCCATAGCCTTGTGATTGGGTTAGGGCCAAACTGTTAGTGGGAGGCGTCGTACCGCCGCCGCCGGGAAACCAGCCGTTTTTAGACATCGCCTGCGCACCTTGACCTAGGATGCTCGAGAATATCGACCCCCACTGGTTCGGAATCCCGGCCGTCCGCGCGCGCAGTTGGTTGACCCAGTTCGACATTCCCGACTGGCCGCCCAAAAGGTTCAAGTTGGTGCCCAAAGTCTGCATGGCGAGACCTTCATTCTGCCGCTGGCGCACGGCCGAGTCGATAGCGCTCATCTCGCCCGCTTCGGTATTCCCGTACTGCTGCGCTTCTTTCTGCGCGGCGTTCGCGGATTGCTGGTACGACTTGCTCGCCCCTGCGACGTTCTGCGGCAGCGCTGATACGGGCTGCCCGAACGTATTGCTATTCCCGTTCGACGCGCCGCCCGCAGCGGTGCCCGCCTGGGCGTTCCGCAGAGTGTTCACGAACTGGCTCTCTTCCTTGTTCGCGAGCTGCTGCGGGCTATTCGTGTTGATCTGCTGCGTGAGCGCCTTGACCTGATCGTTCGCCTGCTGGCGGTACTGCTGCTGTTGGTCAATGTTCTGCACTTCCGCGTTTTGCGCGCGGCTGTTCGCATTGGACTGATTGACTGCCTGTCCGCCTGCGCTCACCGCCGCTAGTACGGCAGGGATCCAAAATTCTTCTGTACCCAAGTGCTTGATTCCTATAAAGATTTTTAGAGTTTAGGCCCTTTTGGATACGCCGCAGAGTTCTTCAACGGCCCGTGCGCCTTGAGCGCTGCGTTGTTGGCCGCTGTCGCGCCGCCGAGCGCCTTCTGCTCGCCGATCGCCGCCGAGCGCGCGCCATACTGACCGGCGTTCAGCGCTCGGGCCAGTTGGGTCGTGTTGCCGCCTGATATGGTGGGCGCTTTGCCTTTGAAGAACGAAGTACCCATCACCATTGCACCTTGGTTGATGTGGCGTTCCGCGCCGCATCTACCCACGGGTTAGCTCCGCTCGCGTTACCGTTCACGGCCCGCCCCGCAGCGTTAGTCGCATTCCCCGCGTTGGTAAGTGTGGTATTCATAGCCGGGTCCAAGCTCAGCCCTTTACCGACTACGTTGTTCATAAACCCGGCCAGACCTCCAACTGCTGGATGCCCCCACCCCGCCGCGTTCTGCCCCACGTTGGGGGCGTTTACCGCGCCGGCAATCGCACCCGGTCCGCCGGCAGAGTACCCGCCATTCGCACCCGCGAGTGTGGGTGCAACGCCCGTGTACGCGCCGCTATTCGGCCCGATCACGTTCTCAAGAGTGTCTTGGTACTTGTGCGAACCCGGCAAATCCAGCTTTTGAAAAAGCGGGCTACTAGCAACTTTCGAGAAAAACGTTCCGCTACCCATTAGCGACCACCGCTGTACGCCGAAGCGCTGTAGTTAGTGCCGAACGGATTCTGCTGCGCCTGCCGGTTGGCCGCCGCCGTCTGCTCGTTCTGGTAAATGCCCTGCGTGTCTTGGAACAAATTGTTCAATGCGTTCGTCTGCCCGTAATTCTGCGCCGCACCTAAAGTTGCACCCTGCGCTTGGCTGATCGCCGTCGGCACCGCGCCCGTGAAGTTGCCCTGCTGCGCCAAGCCGATCAACTGGTTCTTGGCGTTGATGTCCGACTGCTCGAGGGCGGAAGTACCGGAGGTCGCGGCTTGGGACGCTTGCAACAGCGCATTGGTGTAGTCCTTCTGGAGCTGGGTGTTGGAATCGACCGCCGCCGATCCGCCAGTCAAGCCGCTACGTGCGTTCGCGAACTTCAAGTTGCGCGCGTTCACCGCCTCTTGGTTGTTGACCTGGCCGGTGTAGTAGTTCGACAGGTTCTTGTTGTACTGATCGTACTGGCTCTGCCGGTTCGGGTTGCTGTACGCAGCGTTGATCTGGTTTACCGAGTTCTGAATACTCGCCTGCTGAGCCGCGTTCGCTTGATTGGCCGCATTGGCAGCGCTATTTCCGGTTCCCACAGCTAATGCCTCACGCGTGAAAATATGACGGCGTCGCTACCGTCGGCGAGATATCGTGAGAGTGTGGCCTCGCGAGTATAGCCCATGACCTTGTACCAATCCACGATCTGGGGCCGGTAGGCCAATCGGGAGGCCGGAGCGATGCACTCGAGCCGGTGCGCCTGCCCGCTCAGGAGCATCGCGTTCATGGCCCGGCGGCATATCCGCGTGACATGGAACCAATGCTTGGTCCAGGCGTCGGGAGTTGTCAGCATGAAGTCCCGCCACACGCCCGGGCGCTGCGGGGCGAAGCCGCCCACCACGATCGGCTCATCATCCGCTTTGATCACCCACTTAGGGCCCTGGACGGTGAAGTTGCCCACCGCCGCGCCGTCGATGTCGTAGGGTTGCCCGGTGAACGCTTCCAACTGCTTGCGCTCATCTTCGGGCATGTTGATGCATACCTTGATGAAATCAAGCAACAACGGGTCCGTGTAGGTCTGAATCATCCGGTTGCTCCGCCGCCCGACTCGTCCATCAGGTAGAAGTTCGCCGCATCCCAAGACCAGTTATTGGCGGTGGTGTAACTCCCAGGGAATGACAGGATAAGCGAGAAGCTTGGCGCGTTGACCGGGTACGGGATGGGCTGCCCGGGAACCACGTCGGTCATATTGATGAAATACGGCGTCGTCACGCCGGTCGAACTCGCAAATAGCGCGTTGTCGTTGAACGTCGTCGGGTCCTGCTGGTTGAACGCGATCTGCACATTGCAATCGCCCGTACCCACGAGGTCGAGTCCCAGGAGCATCTTGTTGATACCGAGGTTACCCATGTCCACGTAGGGCCATTGGATAACGCCCGTGAACGGTGTGCCGGTGCTATACGTCGGCGGAATTGTCGGGGAAGTCGGCGGCGTGAAGTTGGACCCGAAAGTGTATTGCAGACCCGTGTTGATCTGAAATTCGGCCAGTTGGCCTACAAACCCGTTGGTCTGCGCTGTAGTGGTTACATCGAACCCCAGGCAAAGTTCGGTGGGGAGACTCGGATTGGTGTCAAACCCATAAGCGAATCCGGTACTCCACACACCGTCTACCGCTATCTCCGACATCGTGGAACTCACTTGCACAACTACGTGGTGCCAATTGCCGTCGTTTACGATCGTCGGGTTGTTGGCAAGATAATCCGCGTTGTAGTTGACCTGCAAATCCACCACCCCGTTGTGGAGGTAGCTACGGATCATATCCTCGGATGTGAGCGTCCAATCGCTGAATATGATCCCCTGGTTAGCCGTGCTCACCGTGTTCATCCACCACTGCGCCGTGAACGCTATGTGGTGCAAGTCCAAGGGGCCGCTGACAGTGACCGGGCATTTCCATCCGGCGCCCGCTGCGCTGGGGAAATTACCGGAAGACGAACCGAATTTGGGGTTGATAGTCGTTATGGTCGCAGATCCTACGACACTGAAAGTGTTGTTGTCGTAGGAGATATCCGAAACAGTAGTGGACCCTTGCGAACCGCTGAAAGGGACTAGCACGGACAGCGTCGTATTGGAGCTCAGGGTTGCCGTGACATCGTCCACCGATGCTGTGGCATTCACCTGCCAGATGAGGTTCCCGGTGGTGCGCAAGTACAACGAGCCTTCATTCAGGGTCGCGTCCGTGATGGCTTGAGGATACAGGTATCTGCTCCACGACTTCGTACCGGCGGTACCGTTGATCGTCAGCACGAACGCCTGATTGCCGAAGAACAGCATGTACTGACCGCGGCCCGGGTAGTAGATCGACAGTGGGCTCGTGATGCCGGTGTACAGCCCTGATTGCATCTGCGCGACGACTAGCGGATCAACCGGCTGCCCCGTATTCCCCACAGCCATGTTGGCCGTCGGTCCCACCGTGCCAAGGTTTCTAACTCCGACCTCGGTAAGAAACAGCAAGTCGTTAGCGACGCTCTGAGCAGCCTGCGGCCAAGTCGAACCGATAGGCTGTGCGTCAAGGAGCGCCATGTTCTGCGGATCGGGGTCGATCTGCCACATCTGGTATCCGCCCGCATTAAAGACCATGAGATTCGAGCGATATAGAGCCAGAACCGCAACCGGATTGTCTCCATAGTTGTTCAATCCCGTGGGCAGATAGCCCGCGTTGTTCGTGCTTGACCAGTCGATCGGGTTGACAGCGGCCGAGTATTTCGTTATGTCGCTATCACCATTGAAGACGTGCGATGCCCCAACCGTCGTCGGAATCTGCTGCGGGCAGTTCGTGTCGATCACATGCCGGTCGACAGCTTCCCAGGACATGCTCGAGAACGTCGTTATGTAGCCGTTCTGATTCGAGTACGTGCTGTAGTCATGCACGAAGGTGCCTATCGTAGTCGGGAACGTGGGCTCGGTCAGCCCTGACTGCATTAGCGGGATAGCCTGCCAGGTAATGATCGACGTGCCGATCGCCTCCCACGTAACGGTGCCGTCGATCACCTCGTTGCCAAGTGTCGTAGGCCATGTCGGTTGCGTCGGTGCCGAGACGCCCGGGTTTGCCTGCACCGCTTCAAACAGGAAGTTAGTGATCGGTGCCGGCGTTGCTAAATTCCACTGCACGAGGTCCGCATATCCTGCGTTACGGCTGCCGGTACCCGAGCCGCCACCAATGGCTACACGGCAATGCGCGGCGCCTGCGGGCGCAGTTCCTGTGATCGATACTTGCCGGTATCCGCCGCCCTCCTGCTCATTCTGTTTGAACCCTGACGACGAAATTATAGAATCGCTCGAGTTATACCAGTTCAACTGCAGCCAGAGCGTCAGGTTCGCGCCCGAGTTATTCGGGTTTAGATAAGCCGTTGCGGTGACGCTCTGGCCTGGCGTCACTAGGCTGTAGCTCGTCATGGTGGCGAACGCGCCGTTCGCACCAAAACTGCCTGTCGCGCTAAGCGCAATATCTTCGGTGCCCTGATACGGAAGCGTCGAATCAAAGGCCCACTGTGCGGTGCCGCCTGAATCTGTGAAAGTCCAGCCGCCTGCGCCGCTCCCGCCCTCGAAGTCGCCGTTCGGGATGGCGTTGATGAACGCACCCTGGCCCGAAGTAGGTATGACCACGGAGCCCGGCGCGTAGGTCGTGCCGGCTTTCCACGTGGACACCTTGGTCGATGCCAGGGTCAACGTCGAGAGCGTGCTCGATGTCGAATAGATACCGGAATTGCTAATGGTGGCCGAATCGCCATAACGGTCGGTTAGTGTCGATCCGAGCGCCGCGGCGGTCGAGTAAACCCCCTGTCCCTGCGTCGTACCCGCATCGGTGGAGGAGGCGTCGAAGTCGCCGAACTCCTGAATGATGCCGCCGGCGACGGTCGGCCACACCGGCTCTGTAGCTCCCGTGTGGACGGGGTTACCAGCCACCGCAACGACCTGGTACGCAAACCCGGTCGGCGTATTCGGCTCGACGTA